GCCTTCATTTGCGGCACAAAGCCCATGCGCGGCATTTTGAGCCGCACCATGTCCATGTGGCTGAGTCGGCTCTGGATCTTGTCGCCCAGACTCACCACATAGCCAACCGTGCGGCCCAGCTCTTCATAGGGCTGCACCAGCGGCGGCAAGATTGACTCATACTCAAAAGCCACAATCCCCGCTTTCGGGACGGTGTAGGTCCTGGCGTAGGAGTCGCCAAAGCCAGCGGCGTTGTAGCACATGGCGTGCGCGCTTTCGTTGAGCAGGTGGATGATGCCTTTGAGCTCATCAAGCATCTTCTTGTCGGCACTGCTGATCCCTGGCTTTGGCTCCATGAAAATCGTTTCGCCGGTCGTCTCGTGCCCGCCCAGCGCCATCTGCACGTTGTTGCGCAGCGCGGTGGAAATCAGGCCCTCCTGCATCATGAACTGGTACTTCATGTACAGCTGCGAGCGGTTGCGGATCGGCTTGCTGGAGCTGCCGGTGAGCATTTCGATGCCGACATAGTCCGCATCGAACTGACCGATGGCGTCCAGGCGGCTGGCGGCCTGCTGATTGGCCTGGGTGGGCGTCATGTCGGCAAGCGAGCCACCCAGGAGCAGGTCACCTGCTTTCCGGGCGCCCCTGGAAAGGCGATCACGCCACCCTGCTTTCTGTTCGGTTGAGTTAGCCATTCACGTACACACAGAGGCTTGATTTAGCCTCCAGCGTACCGGCGCTACAGAGCCCTCCCGGGCGCGTGTTTGCGTGGTTTGGCTACTCGTTCAAGTCCTCGCTGGCGTCTTCATCCGGGGCAGGATTGAGCAAGTAGTCGCGGGTGTAGGGCGGGATGTTCACGGCACCGGTGACGTCGACAATCTCAAAGTTGACGATCACGCCATCACCCATCAGCACCGCGACAAGCATGCGCTTGCTGGGCTGCACATAGCCTTCCTCGTCCGGGCCGATCACGGGCTCAATAGCGGCTTGCAGGATGCCGTCCGCGTAGTCCAAGCGGGTAGAGTCGTCGGAGGTGTTGCCCAGCGGTGCGCCGTAGCCTTGGGAAAAGTGGATCATGGCCTCGCCCACTTCCTTCCATTCGTATTCGGCTTCATCCTCGTCGCTCATAACCCCCAGCGGGCCGATAGTTGGGTAGCCGTCGAAGCTGGCGCTGTCGCTTGTCCTGGTCACCACCTTGTCGAAAAGCACGCAGGGGATGGAGTTGGGGTCGCGCAGGGTGCGCTGGCGCTTGGCCCGGTTGATCTGGATGGCCACGTTATTGAGCATGTCTTACCCCTTCACCTTGCCCACGGCCTTCAGCGCCGCGGTGATTTGCTTATCACTGAACCCTTGCGCCTTCATGGCTGCCATGAGTGCCTGGTGCTGCGCGTTGGAGGCCGGCCTGTTGACCTTTGAGGCCTTCGCCCCATCCCGCAGCTTTTGGTTTGCTTTGCGCACCGCGGCCTTGTCTGCCGATGTGGCCTGCCGCGCCGCCAGTTGGCGTTGGTACGAAGGCTGCGCTTGCCGAATCTCCCGCTTTTCCTCGTCGGAGCGGATGACGGCACCGCGCTTGGCGTTCTTCTGAGCCTTGGCGATCTGCTCCACGAACTTCTGCTGCTCGGCCACGGTGACGGGTGTCATCTTGTTGCTGAGGGTGCGCCGGCCCTGTTCGATGATGCGTTTGGCGTACAGGTTGAAGGTGCCGCCAGCGTTGATGGTGGCCATAACCCTGATGATGTGTTTGCAGGCAATCCCCATCAGTTTTGGGTTTCGGATTTTGGGGAAGCCGTCTTCTGGCCGCCCGTAGTTGAAGTTACCAATCGTGGCGATGTACCGGTACCAGTAGCGGTGGCGCTTGCAGTCGCACTCAAACTTCAGCTTGCCCGCCAGCATGCGCCTGGCCGCCTCAAGTGAGTTACTGCCGTCCGCCACGACCTCGTCATAGTCCAGGAACTGCACGGTGATGGCGTGGCGAGTGACGTCCGACTTGGCGCTGGCATTGGTGGTTAGCTGCACCACGCCGCCCCGGTTGCTTACGGGAATGACCGTGCGGATTTCCTGGGAGGCGCGCGAGCGATCATCCGGTGACGACAGGTTGATCACCTGCTTGGCCAAGATCCCGCCGCCGGCACCTGGTGTGGGCACGTTGCCCTTGCGCAGGCCGTGGCGGCGCTGAATGTCATGCACCGCGGCCTTGAATGCGACCAGGTCATCTACGGTGATGGGCCTGAAGTCGCCGCCGAGGGTGGTGAACAGACCGCGCTTGCGGTCGTACAGCCCCGCCATG